GGGCCCTGCTCTACACGAGCAACGCCATCGTCACCTTCAACACACGGTATGACCTCACATCCTGCTTTCTCTGCAGCAAAGAGGAGGAGCATAAGGTTGGCAAAGCCATTGCCAAGGGAAGTACACATTTCTCCAGACATCCTGGTCGCTAAGACTCTAAGGACGAACCATTTGAACGTACATACATTCTCTCCCCCGAGAACTTTGTCCATGTGTCGATCAAAGTCTCTGGCTTCGGGGAGGAGTTTTACCATATGCGAGTATAAGCGGAACTCGCATGCCTCCATCAGCTTACGCACAAACAGGGCTTCGAACGTAGTATAATCTGTAGCAATATACAACGCGCCTTCTCTGTGGAGCCGCTCCATAATGTATTTGGCCCGTTCAGCAACAGGCACATATTTTATGAAGGCAGGGTGTTTGAAGAGCTCTTTCTCTATGAGATGGAATATAGGACCGACGGCACACTTGTACTCGTCCGATCTACTAAATATCCCCCGTGCGTGCTTCCATTCCGGAGCCGCATAGGATTCATGCTTCATGAAAGACTTACACCTAAGGTAACTTCTCTTATCCCAGATGGACCTGACGTTCTGCCACTTATTCAGCAGCTGTTTCTTCCGCCAATCTGGGTATTTCGTACCTTCCAACCATGTTTCTACCGAAGTGTCTGAATCAGGACGCAACGGGGTGAGGTTCTTTACACACCACCTGTCAACGAAATTTGTGAGTTCTTGGAGTAACTCATCTTCAGGTGTGGGAGGATTCGCCGCAATCCTCTTTCTGCTCCCAGCAATCATTGTATCCCTGTCGGTCGTATCAGGGGTCGGTATAGCTACACCAACGACGTGCGGACCCAAATCCACTAACATCGGGGGCCTATAGGTGGAGTCCTGCCCTTCCTGGATTTCCCAGGAGGAGGATTCTTTAACAGCTCCGAGTTTAGGCAACGGAACCTCTCCATATCTATAGCCATAGCAATATACGCGCTTCATTGACTGCTGGGCCTGTAAAAAGAGAGCTCATCTCTTTCCAGGCGATACAACTGAGCCATCCGCACTGAGTGAGCCAGGCGGGCTGTTTCGGAGATTACATTCTCAGTTGTAAGGTGTGCCGTGTAGCGATTAAATTTCACTGTTGCTATCTTACCGGCTGCATGATCTAATTTTACTGCACTTATCTCGTCCGACACCATGTGAGTCATGTTCGCGTGATGTGCAATCTGGGAAAGTATCTCCATAGACACAGTTCGTTCCTTAGTCTTTATACTCCATGCCGTGGAAGTAGTGTATGCAACCACGGCAAGAAGTGGATCGTGGATTCCTTCTACGACTGTAGCGTAGTC